TTTGTTGCTTAAGGCCCCGATAAATTCTATCTCTCGGCACTCGTGCAAGTCTTTCATTAACTGAGTGAAATCGTAGCCATCTTGTAAAAATCTACACCTGTAGTAATAGCGTCCGGTCCAGCTTATGGCCTTGCCTTCGGTCGGATTAGTAAAGGTGATCAGTCCGGTATTGGTAATGCTATAGACTGTTGTCTCTTGCACGTTGCCGTTTACATAAATCGTTGGCTCACCGTTTAAGTTTTCTACGGCTTCGGTTAACTCGCCTTGTGTGCGCGTTAGCTGAAATGGATTAGGTGCGCCACTGCCCGCACTTACCCCACAATAATGATTACTCACGCTGCAATCGTTTTCATCTTCATATAAAAACGCGCCATAACTGCCGCAGCGGTTATACATAAAGCTTAAGAGCTGGGTCATCTGCTGCTCGGCGTTATCTTCAATTAAAAATTCATAGGAAAGTTTAAACGTGGTTTTGGGTGTTTGACGCAGTTTGAAGCGGCTTTCTTTGCCGGAGAGGGCTTCAAAAATGCTGGTTTTAAAGTCACTGCGGCGGTTTATGTTCCACTCTAACCCATCTAAGCGGGGGAATACGGCTAAGCTCATGATTTTTTGCCTGTGTTAAAGTTGCGTGCTTGTTTTTGGGCGACTTTAACAATGGTTTTGCCGTGTTTTTCTAGGAAGTCTTCAGGCGAGAGCATGATGCCGTGCATATTGATGGTGGTGGCTTCTTGCTTGTTATTGACGATGCTTTGCCGCTCTTTATCGGCGTTGCTTCTATCTTTTGCCAAGTGATTAGCGGCTTGTTGGGAGTTGTTAGCAAAGTTTATCGCATGACTGGGCAAGCCGAGTTGTTTGGGTATCTGTCCGCTGTCAAAAAGCCGGTTAATGGTTACTGAGGGCGGCTCAATAGGGATATTGCCCTGCACCTTATTAACGACTTTGCGGAAGTTATCGGCAACGCTTGTTTTATCAGTTGAATCCTCAGTATTAACCGAGGATTTAACAATATTAACGACTTTGCGGAAGTTGTCGGCAACGCCAGCGGGTAACACGGATTCTTTTTCATGCAGAATATACGGGCTGCCGTCTTGGCCTACTTGCCATTCACCGCCTTTGGCTGATGACAAAGCCGCAAAACCCATTGCCGCGCTATAATCCAGCACCCCCGCTGATGGAGCTAATGCCCAACCGACGAGAGGGATAGCTGCCGCGCTCGCTACACCAGCCGCACCAGCAACACCGGCATAACTAGCGGCTAAAGCTACATTTTGAACGACTTGTGTAGCATTTGCAGCCGTTGCTACCACTGTCTTTTCGGCTTCTTTTGTGGTAAACCCTAATGTTTCAGCAATCCATAGCCCTATTTTTGCTAATACGCCTAATTCTTCTTTTGACGTTCTGGCTAAAGTCCCTGCTGTAGCTACTCCTGTTTTAGTCGCCTCTTTGGCGCTAAACCCCAGCGTTTCAAACAGCCATTGTCCCGCTAGTAATGCCTTGCGTTTAACCCACATCAAGCCACGCCAGATCTCAGAGCCATTTTCTATCGCTTTCTTTTTGGCTTCTTTCCCCGCGAACCCAGACACTTCCCAAAGCCATTGGGCAGTATTCATAATGCGGGCTTTAACAAAACTCGCTGCATAACTGGTCACGATAGACGCGGCTGCGTTTTTAACCGCCTTGCCGATAGTTTGCTGTCCGGTTAATACCCCCTGCACCATGCCATCCATGGCGGTTTCAAAGGGTTGAAACATTGATTTAAACGCGGCTTTTTTGTCTTGCGCTTCTTTGTTGTCTAAGCCTTTTTGGGTGGCGTTATAGCCGCGAACCAAGGCTTCTTTAGCATGGAGGTTTTGCGCTAAGGCCAGTTTATCTTCGCCTAATAAGGCACGCTTGGCATCGAGTAGATCAAGTTCAATTTGCAGCCGTTCGGTGGCAAATTGGCGCAGGTTAGCCAGGTGTTCTTGTTGGGTGATATTACCTAAGGCTAGTTCTTGTTCTGAGGCGGTAGCTTTAGCGTCTATTTCAGACAGTGCAGCATCGTGCGCGGCATTAGCGGCTTCTTCGTCTAATTGTTTTTGCTGATCTAGCGCGGCTTTTTTAATCGCTAATTCGGCGGCAGATTGCTCTAACGCATTGGCTTGTTCTTCTTGCCCTAAACTTTTTGAAGCGGCTAGGGCTTCGGCTTGTATCGCTTCGCGTTCAGCGTATAAAGCTTTTAATTTGACGTTATCGGCTGATGATGCGCTACCCGTTGGCGCTTGCATTTCGGCTTTAACTAGACCGGGATATTGCTGAGTTTCTTTAGCGAGCTTGCTATAGTCGCCATTAACTCGCTTAACGCCTGTTTCTCCTGCGTTATACGCCATTAGTGCGGCGTTCATGTCGCCTTTAAATGCGGTCAACATTTGTTTCAAGTAACGCGCACCGGCTTCAATGTTTTGCGCTGGGTCAAAGCTATCGGTTACACCTAAATCTTTTGCAGTGCCCGGCATTAACCCCATTAACCCTTGTGCGCCTGCATCGGATACGGCATTTGGATTGCCGCTACTTTCACGCTGCATCACCGCACGAACTAAGCCATCAGGCAAGCCATGCTTTTGTGTCGCTGCACTAATCAAACCGTCATAATTACCGCCACCGCTGGCTTGCGCAGCCTGTATCTTGGCGTTAATCGCATCAAGCTCGAGCTGAGTGGTTTGCGCGGTCAGTTTGCGCTTGATGTCCAGTTCTTCGGCGGCTTTTGATCGCTCCAGATCAAGCAGTTGGCTATCAAGTTGTTGCTTAGTGATTAGCTCGCTATTGTATTGCTGTTTTAGCTCTAATTCCTTAGCGGCGTAAGTGTTGGCGACTTGTTTTAAATCGTATTCATTTGTTGTTTTTAACGCGTCTTGCTGGGTTTTAATCGCCGCAAGATGAGCCTCTAGCGTTTCTTTAGTGAGCGCTTTAGCCTCTTCAGCGACTTCCTTTTGACCATCCTTAGTTTTTTCCCATAAAGCCATCAGCGCATCGGTTTCTTCGGCGGTGTTGGTCTTTAAGTATTCGCGTCGCTGGGTTTCGGCTGGCGTATGGCTTTGGGCGAAAGCCTTGTCTTCGAGCTTATCCCGTTCCTTTTCAAAGGGGGTTTTGTTTTTTTCAAGATCAGCTTGCATTGCTGCATGTAAAGACAGCAAGGTGTTTTTATAAGTTTCTAACCCTAATGCGCTTTCTTTAGCGGCTTTACCTTGTTTGTTAAATTCTTCAGTTAAGGCTTTGGCTTTTTCCTTAAAAGTTTCCTCTGGTGTTTTTAGGTTTTCCAGTGATTTAGCATTAACATCCAAAGCATCAGCAACGGCTTGATTGGCGTCCGCTTCATTTAATAAACTTTCCAGCGTGTCGGCTCTAACTTGCTTGCCAGCAGCGTACTGAGCATCTAGTTCAGCAACGGCTTGCTGTAATTTTTTCCAGCCTTCAGCGCCTGATTTTGGCTTGAAATCTAGGTAAATCGCGGCTTTTTGTGCGGCATGTGCCAGCCATTCATACGCCGAAACAATGCCATCAATCGCGATTAATGCGCCCTTTCTTACTTCTTTAAAACTATTGAGCCACTCGCCCACCATGTAGCCTGATACTGCAGCCATTGCCAAATTTAAAGCCGCGAACGGCAACGCTTTTAATGCGCTGGCTAATGTCCATGATGATGCAGTTAATGCGGCGTTAGCTTCGGCTTGGGCTATTGTTGCCGCTGTTAAGGCTTGGGTTTGCAGGTTAAGCGTATTCATTACCGCCATCCGCGCACCCATTGACAGCGTTCCGGCTAAGGTGGCTTGCGTGGCGGCTATATCGGTTTGAATCTGAACAACTCTAGCCGTGGTTAATGCGACAGTGCGCTGCAAATCCATCATTAACGCTTGCGCATGTGCTGACGTTATCGCCATTAATGCACGGGTTGCTTGATTAACGCGCCATTGCGCAGCCAGATAAGCACTAATGCCGCTTATAGCCGCACCGGTAAAGATAACGGCGACTATTTTCCCCGCTGTAACCAAGGTCGCCATGACGGCGGTCATGTTTTGCGCTAACAGCTCCATGCTGGAAGCAATGCCGTGAGTCGCCCCAGCGCCTTTGTCGGCATCAGCGACATATTGCCCGAATGCGGTTTTTATTTTCTCAAATGCCATGCCGATAGACACCGGCATTTTCTTATATTCTTCGTCAAGCGTTTTAGCTTGTGATGCTAAGGCAATGGCTACTTTGGCGGCAGTCAACTCACCGGCTTCTGCCATTGTTCTTAAAACACCGATATTGACGTGCAACGCATCAGATAACGCCTTAGCAATTCTAGGGCTATTCTCCATGATGCTATTGAATTCATCGCCGCGCAATAAACCGGAAGCCATCGCCTGCGACCATTGGCGTATCGTTGATGCGGATTCTGCTGCGCCTGCACCGGAAATAACCAAGCCTTTTGCTAATAGATCGACTTGCTGCAAGGTGTCTTTTGACGTGCCACCCATTGCCAATATGCCCGCATTGATTCGCGCGAACATTTGCGCATTTTCAGCAAACGATGTGCCGGAGCGCATGGATATAGCAATAAGACCAGCATAGTTGGCTTTAAAATTAGCAATGCCTGAACTGGCATTTTTTACCCTGCCTTCAATCAATCGAAGACTATCAGCAAACTGGATTAATTCTTTAACGCCAAACGCTAAAGCGAGCAATGAAACCCCTGACGCCATGCTTCGCAACGTGCCAGCAAAATCAAGCACTGATCGACTCATACCATTTATGCGGTTATGAAAGCCACCTAGGGTTGTATTTGATTGATTAGCGCCGTTGGATAAATCGGCTAATGAAGCGCGTGCGCCATTGATCGCCGCTGTAAACTGATCGGTAACTGCTCTGATAATAACGCGTAGACTTAAATCGCTCATTGCTTAGTTGCTCCTTTAACCTGTGCGGCAATCGTTGCTAAGAACGCATTACCGGCTTTTTGATCGTGGTATTCATAGCCCAAATACGCTTTGACAAGTAAGTGGGTGGGCGGATTTTCGCGCTGGTAAGCCTCGTATTCGTGTAAACGGCTTAGGGTCATGTGGTTGTCAATGTTGTCATACGTCCAGCCGTAGCAGCTTGATAAGTGTGCGTAAATGTCGCCCCAATTAAACGGTTTGCCGGTTTTTGTATCGTCTACCTGGCTGAGTTGACACAGTTCAGGCAGTGCCTTCAGTAACTGTTCGAGTTCGCCTGTTTTAAGCTTTGTTACGCTTATTTTTTCGGCTGTTACCGCCTTCAGTAAGGCAGTGATGGTGCTGAGGTGGTCGCTTTGGTCGGTGCTGTTAGCCAGTTGGTTATAGGCGCTGATGATGATTTTTAGTTGCTTAAAGACGGGTTCGTTAAGCTGCCGTGGCTTACCTGCTAAGAAGAGTGTTAGGGTCATTGGCGGATAATCAATAAAATAATGGCGTAGAGACGCGAGGTAGCGCGTCTCTACGTATAGATAGTGATAGCTATTACGCGGTCATGTAAACCGTGCCGACTTCGCCCGATACTCTATCGGCGATCACTTCATAGGTGATTTTATAACTGCCAAAATCATCCAGTTTTGTTGCAAAACCAAACGCTTTAGGCACGGCTTTGGGATAGCTTATTAACCACTCTTGCCCTTCGGCTTTGCCTGAGATGTCAATGGCTACCAAGGGCGTTGAACCCATGTCGTTATTTTGTATCACTAACGTTGCCCCGTCAGTGCTTTTGTATTCATAATCAAGGTAATATTTTTCCCCAAACGCGGTGTCGTCAAAGTAATACGAGCCCGTTACGGTTACTGCATATTGGTTGGGCAGTAACGCGTCGCCAGAGATAACCCGCGTTAACGGCAAGCCTTGGCTGTTACGCACGCCTTTATCTCGTACAAAGCTGCCATTGTTAGGAGGCGTTACACTGTAAAACATAACGGTAGTGGTGTAACTGATTGTTATTTTTTTGCCGTTATCAGCGGCATTAAAGGTGTAGCGTCCAGTCGCATCAACGCTATATTGACCTGTTAACGGTGTAGTGGTGACTTTAGTCATGGCGATGCCTGCTAAGCTTACGCCATGGTCGGCTTTAAATTTTGCACTGGCTGGCGGGTCAATTAAAATGCTGGCGTCATCGGCAGGTAAGCTGTCAAGCGTTAGCTTTACAGGTAAATCCTTACCGCTTTCCCTAACATTGTTAAGTGTTACAGTGAGGCTGGCGGAGCCTGTTAAACTGGTTTTAATCATTAGCAAGCCATCTGGTGATAGCATATAGTGATTATCGGCAAGTGCTGCACTGCTGTTGTACGGATCCTTACCTAAAGTAGTGTCGCCTATTTTTAAGCTGCTGATGCTAACTAAATCAGTCACATCTACGCTAAGAATGGCGGGCACGGATAAGCTTGCGGTGACAGTGGTAACGCCGCTTGTGGTCGTGTTTTTTACACTGTACGTTAAGCTTATTTTGGTGTTGTATAGACTTTTATCAAAGGTATACACGCCATTGGTTACGGAGTATTTATCGGTGTTAAGTGCTGTGCCTGTTGCATCGGCGGCGGCACTGATGTGCGCGTTAAACGCAGATAAATTAAGGGCTTTTTTGCTGTAAATTAGGTGGTTCTTGCTGTAGCTTTCGGGTAAGACAGTGCCCTGAGCGTCGCGGTATATGGCATGTGAGCCGCCAATTACGGTTTGCCCAAAATATAAACTGTTAAGCATCTGCACATAGAGTTCACCGCATTCAAATGATATTTCGGTGGATTTTTTACCTTGTGCGGCATGGATCGCAAATTCGCGCTGCCCTGTCATGGTTTTAACATCGGCTTTACCAAAGTCGGCGGAGACGTTGGTTACAGCAGGCGCGGCAATCACTTGCGGGGGCGTTAACAGGTTGCCTTGTGCGTCTTTAATTTGGGTAATGTGGATGTGTCCTGAGCCAAAGACTACTTGTGGAGAGGCTATCATAGTGTGTTCCTTTTATTTGCTTTTAGTGGTGTTAGGGTTTTCTGCGGGTGCAGGGCTAGGGCTTAGCACGGGTTCTGGCGGCGCTACGCTTTGTGCTTCGGTGACGGCGGCACGGTGGTCTAGGTTGTGGGCACTGATAAAGCCTTGCGTCCATACGCTAGAGTTGAGCTGGTCATCGGGTACAGTAATAATGCCGTTTTCGTCTGCGGTATAGGTGATGCCATTTAGGTTAAGGCTGGTTTTACATGGATTGTAGAGTTTCATAATGCGTCCTAAAGTTTAACGGGCTGTCTAAAGCTGGTGTGGGTCGTGTATACGTCGATATAGCGCAACAATTGATTGTCATAGCTGGCGATACGACCTTGAATAAAATGCACAGGGTGAGTCATCGTGCTCTCTTGCCAGCCACACAGGGCGGCTTTTATCTCGTTTCTAACCGGTTCTAGCTGTTGGTGTGCGCCTTGTCCTCGGCTGTCTTGGACATTTCTAACGGTCGTGACAATGGCTATTGTTAGCAGGGTGTTTTCTGTGTAAAACTCGCCAATAATACGGCTTTTGGCTTGCTCGCTTATCGGGATAACGTACAAACTGGGCGTTTGTCCGGTAAGGGTTTTGTCCAGTGCTGCCAATTCTGCGGCACCAAACACGCGCTTATTTACACTTGGGCATTGCCCTTGCAGGCGGGCGATCCACTCATTAATCATCCGATCATTTTCACTAACGCTGCGTCTGAATACACTCGCGTCGTGGTAGCGACTGAGCAACTGGTTAAGGGGTTGCTGTGTGGTGTGGTCGTTAGGTATTGGCTGTCAATCATTACTTTGCCTTGTGCTAACAATTTAAGCCACTCGATAGCTTGCTCAAACCGTTCGGAAACCGCGTTAATCGCGCTATCGTTATATAAATAATAGCGTGCGATATTACAGGCGATCCGTTCAAGCTCTGGTGGTGTCGATAACAGTGGAAAGGGGTAGCGATTGCGTAAATAGCTGTCAATTTCAGCACTGGCATCGTTAATTGCGGCACTGACAGTAGTGCTGTCAATCATGCCTACGCCGCCGCTATCAGTAAGCTGAATTAACTCGTCTGCGCCAAATCTATCAATGAGGTTCTGTTGTGTACAGTAGGGCATTTTGCTTATCCTGCATTTTTGGTTAAACCCGCTTGGCCGTCACGCTGCGCGGGTTTTGTTTGTGTGCCTTAAGCCATGGCCACCGTCACCACTGCTGCTGGGCGCGTGCACAGCATCACTGGATTAGTTTGCATTTCGATGTGCCAGCCACGGTTGCCTTCGTCGATAGGGTAAGCCGCTGGATAGTACGGTGTGCCCAGTGCGCCTACGCCTACGCTGTTTAAGGTGTCTGCTGGAGCAAAGCCTTGGATAAATAAACTGTTTACGCCGGTGGGTACCGCAATGGCTTTGTTAGCGGTGATTAACGTTGTTCCAGCACCACGGTAGCGCTCGAAAGTGATCCCTGCATAGGTAACACTGTCCAAGACACCACCAGTGAGCTGCTGCGCTTGTTGAGTGTATAACCACGCGGTTCTGATCTCAGCGTTGCCTAATAAGGCTTCCCAAAAACCATCGCTGCATAAAACTTTTACACCAGAGTACGGCGTGCCACCTAAGGCGTTTTCTAAAGCAAGCACGATTTTTGCAAAAACCTGCCCTTTGACTTTCGTGCCGTCGGTTTGTATGGCAATCACCACGTCTGCCGGTTTGCTACCAAAGGCATTATCTGGCGTTAATAGCGTGGTCATGCGCAATTTTTCCAGCGTCAAGTCTACGTCTCTGCGCAACATGGCTAAGGTTTCATCACGGCGTAAGGTGATTAATTCGCTGACTGCTGTTGCGCCTGCACCGCGTAAATTCAGCACTTCGTCTGCATAGACAGCCGCATCAACGCGGTAATGCGCGGTTTCAAAGGTATGCACTTTGCGGCGCGCAAGCGTTGCACCTTTTGACGGCGTGCCGCGTGGTGTAGAGGTGATCAGGTTTGCGCCACCGTTGGCAGGCTGTTCTTCTAGCGCGAGTTTTGTGCCAGATAAGGCGCGGCTTTCAAACAAACTGCCCAGTTGCCCTGGCACATAATTGGTTTTAGCGACCGCTTCTAATAACGCGGTCGTCGTAAAAAAGTCTAAATAATTATTAAACATGGCTGCTCCTTAACGTGCCGCGATAAATGAAGGGGGTGCAATTAACGCTGCATAAGCAGCAGTCTTTGCGGTAGCGTCACAGGCAGCATCCCATTGCAGAATGTCCTTTTTAACTTCGGCAAAACGCACCAAGGCTGAGCAGACAATATCAGAGCCCGTTGCGTCAATTGATTCCAGCAAGATGCCAAGAGTAGTTTGGCTGCCATCAGCATGAGCGTCGTCATAAGTCCGCCATTTGCCTGTTGCTGTGATTTTACCCAGAACGGTGCCAGCGGCTAACACGCCCGTGCCTAAGACAACGGTAATGACTTCACGGGACAGTGTGCCGTCGGCTTCACTTAAAATAATTTCGCTGTTGTGATAATTTTCAATGTACGTAGTCATGCGTTATGCTCCTGCGACTTGATTAAATAGGCGTTTTGCCGCATCGGTTGAGTTGATTTCTGCGCCTTGAGTCGCTTGTGCAGAGAATAAATAGTCTGGTTTGCTGGCGGGTTTATTCGCGATTAAATCGGCTTGTAGTGCTGCAAATTGTTCGTCTCTAAAGGTGAGATACAACGCTGCACTTGCTTCGGTATACTCGCGTCCTAAGACACGGAACAGGTCTTTAACCTGTGCTGTGCGCTGTTCGGCGTGAAACTGTGCAATGATGTTTTTTAGCTGTTCGTTTTCTTCTTGTAACGCTTGCAGGGTGTGATCCTGCGCTTCGGTGCTTTCGGTTTGGCTTGCCATAACGGGTGATTCCTGATGAGTAGATAAATTAAACACAGTGGTGGTGGTGCGGCTGTCTGCACCCAGCGCGACCACTGATACTTCTCGGATACGATTATTTCTGAAGACGATTAAGGGCCCTTCCACGGTAACGCCGTTTAAAACAATGCGTGTGCCTGCGCTGAGCTCGGTAATTTGGCCGGGATAAATCCCGACTGACAATTGCCAGGGCATGCCAGCGTCGGCTTTGTTGGCTACTTCGTCTGCATCAGCATCGATGCCGGTGAATAACTCACTTTCTATGCGTACAGCAGAGTCAATGATTGCAGCGGTAATAACGCCTATCGTGCAGTCATGATCATGATTGCATAACAAGGGTATGGGTGTTGCTAGTGTAGTGCTAGATAAGTCAAACGCGACGCGGTCATAACGGCAATGATCGGTGATAATGCCGCCCGCGTAAGCAATACCCGTCAAACGGCGTTTGCCGTCGGTGATGGGGCTTATTTCTGCACTGGCTAGAAATTCGTAAGGTTGTGACATGCTGTGTTGAATAATGTGATGTATGTTTTGCTAAACTTAGCATTATTTTTGAGTGTGTAGGGGGGCAAAAGTCCATATATGGACAATTGGCATTTTTTGGCATAAAAAAACCCGCTCGGGGCGGGTTTTTTTGGGTTTGTTGGCTTAGACTTACCGACCCAGACTTAAATGTGCCTCAATCTGCCTCAGCACTTCATCTGCCCAATCTTGCGGCAAATCAGCTTGTCCGTTTCTAATCGGTAAATAAGGCCGTGCCGGTAAGCCGTTTCTATCGCTGCCGAATTGGTGCGCTATGGCTAAGCCTGGCGTTTGTGGGTTATCTAGGAGTCCGACTTTGACGTAATCACTTCCAGATTGGGCATTGATACGGTTAAAGATGTGTTGATGTGTGTCGTTTAGTGGGATACCGCCAGCGCGTCTAGGCATAGCATCGATATAGGCGG